CCTGTAAATGGTTCTGCTGTTGTTGCTACTGTTGTAGTTGTTCCACTTGTTCTACATTGGTGTCCATCTCCAAATCTACCCCATTGGTAAAGGTCTCCATAAGCTGCTGTATCTGTAGATGATGTGGCTTTTTGTGAAGCTCCTAAGTTACGATCCATCCATGTGCGTCCTGTAACAGGGTTAATAACATCTACAATTTCTGTTGGGCTATTACAATTTACAATGCCTGGAGGTGGTACAGGAGCAAAAGCTGCTAAAAAGATAGTGTCTCCTTGTTGGATATATACAACACTATCTGCTCCAAAGTATACATAGAAGGAATCTATGTTCCCATCTTGGGTTATTGTAAATTTGTTTCCATCTAATTGTACAGCATCACCAACAATAAACATGCTATCTTCAGTAATTAACCGAACTGTAGTATCATTATCAGAGATGTACATAGAGAATGTACCTGCATAGATGGAATCTATTTGGTTTTCAATATCAACAAATTTGTTTTCAATAGAACTTGCAAGTTTAGCAGAAATACATTGATTTAATGGATCACTTACATTTGCAATCCAATGAGTCAATCCACTTTCAGATAATCTTACCAACACACCAATACCTTGAGCAGGTATACCTTGAGATAATCTGTCAGTTACTGTAACTACTAATTGACCTGCAAATTGGTCAATAATATTAGTAACTATATATTCGTTACAATCATCTCCATAGCTAATAGAATTAGTGTACAACACATCATTAAGTTGTACATCATTTCCATTATAAGTGTTGTATGGATGATTGATACTAAAGCTTACATTGTAAGTAGAATCACTTGTAGTTACAATACTAGTTACATCTACTCTCCATCCTGGGTATAATTCCACAGTTTGAGAATAAGAATATAAGCTAAATAATAAGAATAATATGCTAATAAATATTCTCATGGTATAAATTTGAGGTCAAATGCGGGTTGTGCAAAAAAGGTTTTAGCATCTTGAATTATGTATCCTATTTTAGTTCTGGTAGTAGACCCTGTTTCTACTTCATATATACCTGTAACAACATTTTGAATAAAGTAATTAGGGCTGTTTTCAGTTGGGACATTAGACCAATTTGCATCATGGACAGTTACTTGTAATGTAGGAACATACGCTGCATAATCTGCATAAAGCCATTTGTCTAAGTATATTATTTCAACTAGTAAATCATTGTTTGCAGTATAAATATCTGCATAAGGTACTATTTTAATAGACAGTAATCTTGACCCTTCAGGTACTATAATTTGTACTTTATCTCCTACATATTGTGTTGTTAGATTAGCATTTGGCCCCCATATCCACCAAAAGAAATCATTATTATCAGTTCCATAATGCAACTGATTTCCTCCTGATGAAGACAATATATTTAATAGACTACCATTAGTGTCTACATAATATACTAATTCAGGATTATTAGCTGTACCATAGAAGATAAAAGCATCTTCATAGTTATTAGCTGTTACCAGATTTGCAAAATCAGATAACTGTGGGTCACCTGATACTGCTAAATCATCATCTGTAAGTTCTACAACTAAGCTTGCTTTGTCAATCCAAGTACGAGTACCACTTGGATTTGTACCATATACTTGATATGGTAATGGTGTTTCAACATCATTCTTAAGCTGTATAAAGTCAGAATTAACTTCTACAGAATATCTAACCTTGGAATCAAGATACCCAGCAGTTGGGTCTGTAGAAGAAGACTTTACCTTTTCATCTTTAAGATTGCTGTTGGGGAGATCTGCAAGAAGATCTGATAGTTTTGCCCACCAGATTTTTTTATCTTGAAAATCTCCCCCTCCAGCAACTATATTATCAGGTATATCTTCATCTTTCTTGATTACTGAAGTTCTAATACGCCATTCAGTAGCCATTCAAGATAAATTTTAATTATGCAAAATAAGTAGTAGTAGTAGCTTCACCTAACAATTTGTGAGGATTAGCTGCAAGCAACCAAGGCTTAAAGTTTGTTTCTAATCCTGCAATAGTAGTAGCAGCAGTAGTAGAAGCAGTAGTAGTTGGTACTCCTGTAGTAACATCTCCAGCTGTTGTCTTAGTAGCAGGAATTAAAATATTGATACGAAACTTAAAGTTAGGCTCAATAGTAAGAGTATCAATCTTACGCTCAGTAGCAAGGGTATAAACTGTATACTCAGTACCATCTTCAATGTAGTTAGGAGGAAGGATAAGAGTATCACTAAAACCTGCTAATTGCATAGTACCTTGTAAAGTAGAACCACTTTCTTCCCAACGAATCTTTAATACTCGCGCACTATTCAAAGCATTTTGCTTTGTTGATACAGCAGTATTTGAAACATTGAAATCTGCAAGAAAATCACGTCCAAGCTCAAGAGCACGAATGTTAGCCTTGCTATCATAAATAAGATCAGTACCTACTGAAAGGTCTTCATCCAATCCTACAAACAATAAGCTGTCAATAGTACCAAAACCTGCACCTGCTCCAACAGAATCAATATCAATAACTTCGATTGTAGAAGCAGAAGTAATAGCAGTAGAATTAGATACTACATTAAACATTGTTTGAACAAGAGCTTCATTAACAGGAATTGAGTAAGTAACTCCATTTAAAGTCATGAAATTTACTGGCGTACCAATATTTAAAGTTGCTAATGCAGTACCTGATCCACCAGCTGAAGAAATAGCTAAGCAAACAACTTCATGAGTTGAGTGACGAGGCTTATTAGTAATCAGCTTAGAAAAACGATTGTACTTATGTGCAAGATTAGCAAGTAAGTAATCATTTGCACTTGTAGCTCCTGTAGGAGCAGCTGTAAACTTAAAATAAGCTGGTGGTACACGATGTTGATTGCGTCCATAATCACGATCCTTACGAATAGAATCTAAAGTAGTATAGATTGAATATTCGTGGTCAGCAACTGGAGTAGCAACTGCATCATCAAAACCTGTTACTAACTGAGCAGAGTAAGCTTGTACAGGTGCATAACGAGCTGAAAAACTTTTAAGCTCACCATTACGAATAATAGGTGAAGAAACATAAGCTTTATGCTCATTAAACCAACCTGCATTGTTAGAATAATCTGCACTAGCAGGTGTACCTTGTACAATCTTAATTGCAGGAGTATTAGAAGGTAAATTAGTAGCAGTAATAAAATCTCCTACGTTGCCAAATGTAGCAGGATTAGTTGTAGGCTCAGCTACAATTACTCCTAATTGACCATCTAAAATTTTATTAGTAATAATATTACCTGTTGGGAAAGCTTGGTCTCCCTTAGCTACGAACCAATAATCTTGGTATGTTTTTGAATTAGTCATGATAAATTAACGATTTTCTCGGTTTGTAAATTCTTTCTATTAGCATCTAAATAAATCCTTGACAGCTCTTCTACAGCAAGGTCAACAATTAAATAATGATAATCTTCTGGAAGATCACATTCTGTTTTTGCTTTGATTGTAGTTGGAAATGGTGTATCAATTGTAGGATGAACTGTATAAGTACCTAAAGCAACCTCATTTGGTTTTTTAATGTAGGTTATTCTAGCTTTAGTCAATTCATATTCTCCATTTGTATACACATATAAAGAGTTGTTACGAATAACACCAACTGCTCTTTTCCAAGCTTTTGATGGTTTGTAATGATAATCTTTTAGTTTCCAATCTAAATCATCATGTTGATAAATGTATACATTATAAAAGGTGTTACAACCAGGGTCGAACACACGAGCTTTTCTTAATGACTTAAGTGGGAGAATAGTATCTGTTAGAAAATTAATTCTATAAATATTATCTCCCAAAGGTGTTAAATCAATCTCTGGTTGCTCAGGATATGCAACAACTAAAGTCTGAAGCATATCTAACCTTTGTTGAGTAGTTTCAAAACCGAAATTAAAACTTCTAGGATTTTTGTTATACAGCGCATATTCTGTATATAAAAATATAGCTGTGTTGAGAACAACGTCCACCTCCAAATCTGATAGATTGGGGCGAACATTGTTCCCTAACATGTCCCATTTTCTTTTAACCTCGCTATGTAACTGCTCGATAATCATAAGTCAGCTTGTGTAGTAATTCCTGTTCGTACAAGTTCTTCTTCAAGTTCTTTGTACCAATTATATTCATCAACGTCAGGATTATAGTTAATATATTCCTGATGGAACATATTGTGAATCTTATCAAGATCTCGTCCTAACCTATATACATTCTCATGGTCTTTCTTAGAAAGCCACAAATACTCAGCATTTGAGTTTACAATAATCCTGTAATTCAAAGCTTGCTTAAACATATACTTGATGTATAATTTGATTTTACCATCTTTTCCTGCTTTTACAAGATCATACAGTTCATTGAACTTCTTATGCCTTTCTTCTTGAGTTCCTCCGTTTCTAATAGACTTTTGAATAAATACAAATTCTTCAAGTTCATTATCCACTTTGGTTTCAATAATCTGCTTGTCTTTCACTACATTAAGAATACTGGCTACTTGGAACCTTGTAAACTTATCATAGTTAGTAGTCAAGTCTTTAGTATTTGCCATTGTCTCCATGATCTTAGAGCGTTCTGACTTCTTCCTTGCTGTTGCTTCATCATCTGATGCTAAGTAAAACTCATGTTTAGTTACATTAGCTTCTTCTCGTGACTTAGCAACTTTTGGATGGTTTTCCAACAAGAGAATAGCCAATCGCCCTCTTGATGTATTCCCATTAAAAACTGCCATGTTATCATCTAGATACAAAGCAAAATCCTCAAGGACAGTAGGAGCTTTTCCATTATTGTATTTTGCATCCGCAGGTCTTAAATTCTTTACAGAAGTATAAGAGTTCTTTGGTTGATCATCAATAATTTCATACAATGTTTGAAGAGGAAGAGTTTTCCTATCCCTTACTTCTTCATTGTAAATGCTCGCCCAATACTGTCTTGGACGAATGTCATTGGCAATCTGATCAAGCTCTAAGCCATAAAAAGGATTGTCAACAACTTCGTCCAAGCCAGTCTTCAATTTAAATCCGTCAGGAGATGTAAACTTTACTCTAACCTTTGCATTTCGTGCTCTGGTTCTATTAGCGGAGATTCTTTCTCCTGTTGACAGATTAATATCATAATCACTTCGACCCTGCACACTCTTTCGTGGAACAGGAATAACAAATACTTTTTTATTTAATATTTCCGTTAACATGGACTTATATTTAAATTAAATAATTACACTACCCATTCCATACGACCAATTGCTTTTGTATCCCAAACAGCAAGAGAACCACACATAGTACGATAAATACCAGTCTTCTTGTTGTTAGAATAAGCATTACCACCATCTGTGATGGGGCCCCTGCGAATGTCATATACATTAGAAACATGGTAGTATTCATCTACCATATCCTGACATACCATAGTAATGTTTTCACCAGTTGAGCCTTGTGCAGCACTTTCAGTTTTACCAAACTCAAGAATGTCACATGAGAATGATTCAAGAGGTAAGTAAGAACCTGGGGCTGTTTCCCTGTAAATTTGTGGATCATCCTTTAATGGATCATACATTACAGTTACAACAATACCCATTGGCAACTTAATCTTGGTAAACTGAGCACCATATTCAAGCTCGTTAGGGTGAACTCCAATAGGTTCTTTGTTCTCACGAATAAAGAGACCTGGCTCTACAGTTTGGAAAGTAGATGCTTCAGCAGCAATCAGGTTTGACAGATAGCTGATAAAACCAGTACCACCAATCATGTAAGGCTTACGGTTCATAAATCCACGGCGAGTTACAAAAATCTGATGTAAGAAATCATACAACTCATTAAGTGTCCATGAACCATCGTGTGGGAAATACTGACCATCACGGACAATCTGTCTCCAACCTGGAGCAGTTTTAATTGGATGTCCTGTGTTAGGCTCAGTAGAAATTTCAAGATTACCAAACTCCATCATGAATTCACGATCCATCTCAGAGCGATCTAACAAACGAGCTTCTGCCTTAGAAATAAAGAATCCTGCAGGAATAGTTTCGTTAGTTCCTTTCTTGGTAATGTTTGATTGATAAATGTAACCAGAATGGAAACCTCCATCCTTGTAAGTAGCACCTCCCATCTTGTATGGGGCATTATTGTTTTGTCCCTTACGGGCAGCAGAAATTTCCATACGAACAAACTTGTCAGAAAATTCTACTTTGTTGGCAGACTGACCAACTACACCACGCAGTTTAGCCATCTTACCATACTCATCTCCAGCGTAGAATGGGTTATCTTCGTCACCCACCTGAGAAGAAACGCGAATGAGAGTAGCTCCTTCATCAATTAAAGCTGAGTCAATGTAAGCATTAGGGTCTGAAGTCTGCAACTTACAAGTAATTACATACTGATAAGGCCCCATAGATTCAGGTGTACCAACAGATACAACCTTAATTAAAGGTGCATTGTCATCCTCAGTCTTTAAGACCATTGGATTTTCAACGTGTGGATGATTCAATACAATACGGAAAGTTTCTTGTCCACCCTTGCCAATTTGAGTGCCAGGTGATTCAAGCATACCTGTGACACGATACTCAATGAGTGCATCACCTACAACTTCCCACTCGTACTCATCCTTACCACCGGGAATTGTGTAATAGTTTCCTTTGGCCATTGTATGCCAAGTCCACTTTTTATTCACCATTTCACCCATGAACTCAGAAGAGAAAAGACGAGCAGTTTTCACTCCAAATTGGAATGGCTTCTCGTCACGAAACATGGCTGCATGTGAATATGAGTCAAAGAAAGTGCCACCAAACTGTTGATATTCGGCAACACTAAGTGCTGTTCTCCTATTCATAATAAATTCGAGTTTAATTAAAAAAATTAAAAAAGTTATAAAAAATTAGTCTGCAAATTCAATATCATTCAAAGATTTAATTCTGGTGTTAAAACCTCTATCTGACCCAGAAAGATTCCCATTACCTCTAAAATAATTCATTAGATTCTGTTTTGTTTCTTTTACACCATCTGAAAATGAGGCTTTTTTATAATTATCTAATTCAAATACACCATTCTCAGGATTAAAATAAGACATAAAATCTAACAACTGAACTAAGCCTCTTGGATGATTATAAATGTTTTCAATTTTATCTTTAAAACCACCCTGAGCTAATTCATTATAAATAGTTTGCTTTCTAGTGTTTTTCCAATTTGTAGATTCAATAGCTTGAATAAAATTATCTTGAAACCTTTCTAAGTTTTCACGTTCTTGTTCTTGTTCATACTTAGCTGTTTCAATTTCATTGTTTAATGATTTTAATTTACCTTCATTATCTTTTTTAAATGCAACTAAGGCTTTTCTTTTAAGGGTTCCTTTATCTCTATATAATTCAAGAATGTCTTCAATAGTTTCTTCATCATCTCCTTGTTCACTTAAATGCTGCATTAGATATTGCTCAGCAACATCCTCATTATCAAAGCTATCTTCTGTTAATTCAGTATTGATTACTTCTGCTTGGTCAATAAGACGTTTTAAATCTTCGGGTTGCAGGTTGTTACCTTTAGTAACTACATACTCTAAAATTTTAGAAGTTACTGGATTAGGTGATTCTACAATAGCTTTAATTATTGATTCTTGAGTCATTTGAGTTTTTTGATTATTCTCTTCCTCAAGTATCTCAGCTAAGCTATCATAGCTACCATCAAAATCTTCATAGTCTGCAGAAATAAAACCTTTATCTCTGTAAAACTGATACAATCCTGTAGCTTCTCCTTCTGGAGCAGTATATGAATCCGATTGATCAAAATCATCATCATTATCTACATCAGTGCTTACATCATTATCTAATGTGTCATTAGAATTGTCTGGCGTAGAACTCTCTTTTGAATTAAAATTGTCTTCCGAAGGTGGAGCTTCTACTGTGATTTCCTCATCTGTAAAATCGAAATCTGGCAAAATATTATCGTCCATAACAATAAATTAAATTAATTAATTAACTTTTTCTTTCAGGTGGTTTATTAAGTTGTGCAGATTTTATATTAGTTTCTCTTTCTTTTCTTGTTTGTTCTCTTTGAGCAAGATCCATTTTTTGAACTTCTTTGGCCATTTCTATTGATTGTGGTATTTCATCTCTATCACCTTCACTATTATTAGATGAAGCATCAATCATATATTTCTGAAGATCCATTGCTTTAATTTCTTTATCAATTTCTCCTTTAACCATAATTTTATTAATCTCAACTTGTTCTTTCTTTTGCTCAGCTTGCATCATTGCTTGTTGCTGTTGTTGTTGCATTTGCTGCATTCTTTGCTCTTGTTCAGCAGCAGCCATAGAAAGCTTTTTATGAATCTTTTCAGGAGAATCTTTTTTAACTATAGACAAGAACAAATTAGAAAGAGTTTCCATTCCTTGACCTGCATTTTGAGCAAATGCATGAGCAGATTGTAACATATATTTTCTGTACTCTTCGTTGTTTGTTTCATCTCCTACATAAACACCTATGTCTTCATAGTCTAACACATCAGGTGTAATCTTCAATACTTTTTGAAGACCATCAGAAGATATATAGTTTAAAAAATGTTCTTTTCTATTAGGATGTTTTCTAAAGAAATCCACATAATACATTCTAAACTGACGTAAATATTCATTTACTAAATCAGCCATAATTTTATTAAACTCAATAAAATAACTTTCAGACATGGTATAACCTTGCTGAATAGCCATTTGATTATCAGACGCATTACTATTTGGAGCAATAACTCCTTCTGCTTGTGGTGGTACAAGCATTTGCATTCCAATCTCTCTATCTAATAATTCAAGAAACTGTTGCATTTGTATAATCTCACCAAATGCACCTGCCATTTCAGGTCTGACAACAGCACCAGTATTATAATTAGGCATAAGACCTTCAGTCCTTGATTGAAGTGCATAACCAAGACTTCTTCTCAAGTACATGAACATGGCAATCTTATCAATACCTTCATACAGAGGTTCACCATTTTCATCAGTATGCAAATACTCAGGAATCATATCAACTGATATGTTTTTAATAAATCCTTCGTATTTGGTAATTTCTTTTGTTTGAAGAGCTTTTACAGCATAATATTGAAACTGCGTATTCATCGCTCTTTCTACTAATGAAATTGGTTGTGAGTTAAGATTAGAAATAAATCTACCATTGATACCTAATGTAAAATCACCAAATGGATCTCCTGTAAATAATGGCTGATAGGGACATTCTCTGAAATTCCAAATTAATTTACTACCATATCTTGTAACTTCATATCTACGAGGAACCCATAATTTTTCAGCAAAACAAGGATCTCCATAATCATCTATAAACTCATATTGAGTTGACTTTTGACCATAGTCATTTGTAATTTTAGTTTTAGCTGCATCTTTAGGGGGTTTAAAATTAGGAGGTGCTATCTCAGTAACTTCTTCTCCATATTCATTTGTTCTTGTAATAAACCAAACTTGACGATATGCTTTAAATTGTAAGTATGTTTTCCAAGTAAGTGTTTCACTATTAAACCTGCGATTTGTCATAGAACCCATACCATGTCCTACTTCTCTGTCATCTGCATAATGCATTGTAGCTGATGCTAATAACTCAGATCTTTCAGCTCTTGCATCAGGCCCAGGCTCATGGTGTTTATTTGCTCTGTTGTTAGATGAACCAGTAAAAGTAACGAGTTGCTCTATTTCTTCAGGACTTACTTCATTTCCTATTTCATTATAGACATCTGCTAATGTAATAGGTACTTTAATCCAAAAATAGTCTGCATTTTTTATATCAAATGTGTCTGGAGATTTATGAAATCCTACATGTAAGTTGTTAGTAACAATAGGTTTTGGCTGACCATTCATTTCTAAAATACCTGTAAATGTTCCATCTGTAGCCATTAAATGCTTAAATGCGACATCTTTAAGTTTTCTCCAATCAAATTTCCATTTAAAATATTGAATTACATCATTATAGAATTGCTCAGCTTCACTTTTATAATGAGTTCCTACAATTTGTTCAGGCGGAGGATAGTTTCTTTTTTCTTCAAGAGCTTTATTAATTTCATCATCTGGAAGACCTTGTTGTTTAAGTTGTTCTTTTTCAAGACCTAATTGAATACTTTCATCAACACTTTTAGTTAGTAAATTATAAAGCTCCTCATCTTTCTTTTTATTTTCCCTGTCTGATAAAATCATTGCCTCAATATTATCTCCGCGTTTATGCATCTCTCCAACTTGATACATATACTTAGAGTATATTCTATTATAAGGCAACAAGTTTTCTGGTTCTTCATCGGGAAGTTGCATGTGGATAGGAACTTGAGAACAAAATTCCTCCATATGCTCTTTAAATCTTGTTAAATCATTATTGAGAATATCATAACACCGTTTCATACGCTCATACTGATAAGACACAGTTTGATCGTATGGAATAATGTCATTAATTATTTCCTCATACCATTCCTCATTTTTTTGAGAATCAGGTATTCTAAGTCTTATATCTGCTCGCATATTTACGTTGTTTTACGGATCGTGCAATGGAAATATAATTATGACTTCTCATTCTAGACATTCTAACTTCTTGTTCTCCAAGAGCTAATGGTATTCCTAAACAAGCAGATACAGCATCAGCATTTACTTTGTCATTGTATTGCTTAATCTGCTTAATCAAAAATAAACATGGAATTCTTTCAATGTTCATTTTGATTTCTGTCTCACCATCTATTGTCAATTCAGTTTCTTCTTTTAACCAGTCTGCGAATTGATCAATAAGTGTGACTTTAGAAGCACCACTAACAATGTATCCAGTTTGAGTTGCCTTTTTTTCAAACATCCATGATCCTTGGCTATATTGGGGTCTTCTACATAGAAGATCTATCTTTCTTTTCTTTATAAAATATTGTCTTATTCTTTCACCACGGTTTGCTTCATACCATAGTCCTCCAATAGGATTACCATACAAAGCCAAACCTAATTCTACAATTTCATTATATTTATCTAAACCCTCTAAAGGTTTACCAACAAATCCTGCACAAATACAATTCCCTGGCAAACCATGACTAATGTATTTAGGGTTTACAATAAAATATGTAACCCCTAATGACCCTCCTTCATTCCATGAATCAGATACATATGGATCATGTACAGCAAATACTGCATCTTCAGGAATGACTCCATTTATCTTTAATTTTTCAGGTGATATATACATAACAAATTCACCTGATAAATCTTTCTTGTCTACTGATATAGGCCATTCATAAAATGGATCTGGATTAGCTACAATATCATAGTTTACACCATTTGGAGAGTTACTATCTCTATACAAAGAAATAGAAGTACCAACCTTTTTATACAATTCTCCTTTAATAAGTTGCCTTTCTCTAATCTCAGCTTCTTTTGTAGGTAATATATCACCATGCGCCTGTACCCACATATCATCAATATAAAAAGGCGCACCCATTCTGTGGTTTCTAAATACAGAAGGGTCTGATGATTTCTTCTTTTCTTCACGAATAGATAAATGCTTTTCCTTAGCTTCATCTAAATTAGTATTACCATCTTCGTCTTTAAACCCAGGATCTACCATATAACATGGTAAAAAGAATCCATAAGAAGCTTCTGAATCATAATCAGAGTAAGTAAATTCAATACAATTAAAATCCTTAGGTTGAGTAAATACTTTCTTTGCTGGAATAATAGTTTCCATATCACCAGAAGTACCAATACCTGCCTGACCTGCTAACTTTCTTGATGCACTATCAGAAATCATATGCTCGTTAGAACCCCATGAATCAAGCAGTTCTGTATTCAATCCAATCTCTTCATTAATAATATATGTACGTCTACCACCAGCAGATTTTTGAGATGCGCCTTTTTGATTAGGTGAGTATGCAGTATTATATACTCTGTCTCCTGTTTTCTCCTTTGTCCAAACACCACCTTGCTTTACATCTTTACGTTCCTCCCAAGGATCTTCCTTATTGTTAATCTTAATACTACCACCCATTTCTTTCCAAAATGGAGATGGTTCATATTCACTATCAGCTTTTGATTTACCCCAAACACCAAGTTCAGGATAATCAGTAGAAGCCATGCAATCCATATTAAACTGTACCTTCTGAAGCAACTCAGTAGATTTACCTCCACCACCAGATGTAACTTCAATAACAGCTGAAGAATTAACTTCTTCTCCTGGCAAATACTTCTTTTGACCAGAAAAACATAAGTCAAACAATATATTACCTATTGCTTGACTTACTGATTTACCACCACCTCGAGAACCTAACTCAATATAATTTTTAGCTTGGTTCCAATAAAGAGGAAACCCTTTTGGTTCTTTATGCAGACCAAAAAGGTTTTCTACTGGACTAATAAACTTTTTAAGTTTACCTCTTTTATTAATCATCTGTAAATACCTATCTTCAGGTATATTAGATGGTCGTTTTGTTGTTGTACATTCAAATACTGCATAATCAGAAGTGTACTCATCATCTCCTTCAAAACCAGAGAACTTATCCATTATCATACGATAATACATTCTATGCCATTCCAAATCTCTAATCCTTGGAATACCAATAGTTCGTTCTCCGTAATCTGTCCAATCTTCAAACCTTCCAAATACACCCATAAAACCAATACGACCTGGCACATATCTCCACTGACCAAACTGTGGAACCCATATACCATTAATCATTTTAGCTCGTAACTCTCTCCATATCTTAGTATGTTCAGGATGAAAAGGGTGTACTACTTTAGGTCTAAATTGGTTCAAAATCTCCGAGAGTGTCCCCGTTTGTATCTTGATCCACTCCATTTACTCCATCTATTATTTCATGTTTAGAAATCTGTGAAAATTCCTCAAGGGAAAGATTACAGGCTATCTTTTCATCTGTTGCCAATGTGATAATAATTTTCTCATCATCCATAGACAAATCTTCTGACGTAAAGTATGGTTCAATATGACTAATAAAATCCACATTAATCATAATCCACATTTCACGTTCTTTCTTATTATCCTTTACTACATATACTGTAGGTAACTTTATCCATCTGACCACATTCGTTGATTTTGCGATTTAAAAATCTTACCCCCTCCTTTCTTAATAGTTTTTGCTTTTTCTTTATTAAACTTAATCTCTATCTTTTCATAATTCTCATATACCTTAAGTGCATCTTTTTGCAAAGTATTAATCTGTGAAGCAGTGCCTTTTACTACAATAGTTTTATTATTTATTATTTGAGTGCTATCTAAAGTCAACTCTGTATCTTTGATAAGCTGCGCTCTTTTACGCAATGCTTT